GAATATCTTTTTTTAATTCTCCAACAGATTTTACATATCTAGTAAATTTAGGAGATTCTTTAAAAGTAGTTGCTACAGGATTAAATACAATATCAAATGGAGAAATTCTAACTAGTTTAGGACCACGATATGTAGTAATTTGTTCTTCTGTATAGGGATCTTTATGTCCTTCATTAACATAAATAACATTTGCAAATACATTACCATAATCAATATAATCATAAACAAGTTGTGCAACTGTTTCTCTAAAATTAGACTCTCTAAGTTTAGTTTTAAGATAAGCTTCAATTGCCATTCTTTTTTTATGAGTACTAGATTCTAAATTGTAACCTTCCCATTTTAACCAATCGTCATTAGGAAACAAAGCATCCATATAGTTAGCATGTAGGTTATCTCGTATCTGTGTTAGCTTAGGGAGGGTTGTTTTATTCTTCCAAGGAAGTTTAGAGTTAGTAGTTTTAGTAGTATCAGTAGCAAATAGGTAATTACGGAGTTCTCTCCACTCTATTTCTTTGTTATTACGTTGAATCCACCATCTATTATAAAGCCCTGCTAGTTGTCTAGCTAATGTGTCTCTATTAATTAATTCTCTTAATTGGGCTACTTTGCCTGACATATTTTTTCCTTAGTAAGCTACGCCACCAAAACGACTGTGGGTCATTATATTTTTACCTAATGAGTATGTTCCCACTCTTTGCTTAGGTATTATTGAAATAGCAATAGCATTAGCTAAAGCATCTTTAATATCATCATGTGGTGGATGTGCCATTGTTAATTCTTCTTCTAATGATTGACAATTACCCCCTTTGTAGTGCCATACTTGCATGTTATCATACTTAGGTTCTAGTATTGCTCCTACACGTTCATTCTTATCCCCTAATGATCTAGTTGGTCTAAATTCATCTATTGATAAAGCTATTCCATTAGGTTTAAGATAACTTTCTTTTAATTCTTTTACAATTGTTTGTTGAGCTACAGTAACTTCAGCTCTTATTTTTCTAAAACCCCATTTTTCCCAAGACTTAACTATGTGTTGATAATAATCAATAATTCTATCTGTTTTAAATCTATCTATATCTAATACATAGAAATTACCTTGTGAATCTACTCCAACAACTACTAAAGCGGTATAATCTGCCATTTTACGAAGAGAAAAAGCAAAGTCAATAGAAGCATAAATACTAAGCTTCCTATCTCTAATATACCAATCTCCTTCTTTATTTTGGAGTATAGCTCTATCAAAATATTGAAACTTATCTGCATTAATCCGTGCAGTTTCATTGCTATTTGGATTATTATAATACTGAGCATAGAACTGAGTATTGTCAACATACTTTGCCTTAATCCTAGCCAGCTCTTTATCGTCAAATCCAAAGATTTTACCATCTCCACGAGTTTGTTTAGGCCAAAGAAACTCACCATCTGTTTCAACAACTTTTTGAAAGAGTTCATAAACTTCCTCTTCAGTGTCAATTTCACCATTAGTGTTATATAAAACTTCTTTCATAGAAACCATAGTATCATATATGTCTTTAGGATGATATCTAGTTCCTACAACCCATTCAGATGCTCCAGGATTCTCAATAGAAGCTAATTGTGAGTATGCGGAGGCAACTTTATCACGACCATCTTCGGTATAAGCGTTGCCAGGAACAACAATGTCATCAAGAACAACAACATCAGCATGAAACCCTGTTGTATTAGATGTAAGTCCAACTGCTTTACATGTAGCATCTCGTATCCCCTCTAGTTTACGTTGTGGATGATCAACAGCTATCTCAGCTACTGCCCATTTTTCACGTTTACCCTCTTCAATATTAGTCATATCAGGCCAATATCGTCTATAAATAGGACTATCTATAATTTGTTTAATAGCATATAACTGTTTTTCAGCTAAATCTGCAGTAGCAGATACATATAGAATAGTTGTTTCAGGATGTTTAGTAATCCACCAAGCAGTTCTATATGCAACTAGTTTACTTTTCATGTGTCCACGAGGAAGTAATACTAATTGATTATTTTTACCTTCTTGTCTAGTCCACCATTGAATTAGTTCTTCATGAATAGAACCTAATAACAAATGTGGAGCTACTAATTTTATAAAAACAGCCAAATCATCTTGAGCTGACTCTTTTATAATATCATATTTATCTTGCATTATTTTTTATTTTTATTTCTAGCAGAAATAGCTCTTGCTTTAGATTTAGCATCTGATTTAGATGATGCTCCCCAAGCTTTAAGAGATAACAATAACCTAGTGGGTTCTCCATTAGGTTTACGTTCTGGTCCAGGCATACCACCCATACGAGCTAAGAAAGATGCTCTACGTGGATTATCACCAGCTTTAACAGGAGCTTTTAAAGTACCGCCTGTATAACTAGCTCTTCCTTTAGCATTTAATCCACCTTTAGGATTCTTGCCTTCTTTTCTTGTCCATGCTGGTGTACTCATTTTTTTTTAGCCTTTAAGTCTTTAGAATGCATTAACTTTTTAGAAGTTTTACTGTGTTCTTTACCTGTAAATAAACTAGTACCCATCTTGTGTGTACCACCTTTCCACTCTGTGCCATTAGGCAAATAATGTTTTACGCCTTTCATCTAAACCTCGCTGTTTTCTTTGCTATGTTTTTTGGTTGTTTAACAAACTGTTTTCCTGCTTTGTTACCCTCTGATTTAGCTTTATTTGTAGAAGCTTTCTCAGAAGAGCTTAGTGCTTTCCAAGCAGCCTCTGGTAAATATCTTTTCTTACCTTTACTTGGTTTGCCATCGGATGTTTTCCATTTTTGACTAGACCAAGCTTTTAGAGACTGCTGAGATTTAGCAAGAGCCATTACTTATAACCCCCACCTGCTTTTTTATATTGAACAGCAAGTAGTTGTGCTTTACGAGCTGACCACTCACCTGGATCACCACCTTTACTGCCAGCTTTAATTTTATTAAATAAAGCTTTACGCATAGTTGGTTTGGTATAGTTGCCTGCCTGATTTACTTTTGATTTAGTAACCATTCTTTTTAGGTTTTTTCATAGGTTTAACAGGTTCTTTTTTCTTTTTGTCCATTATTTTATATTCCTTTTCTTAGTTAAAGTTTCTAGTTCTCTTACTATCTATAATTAACGCTTGCTTACGAGGTCTATAACCCTCTTCACAAAAGCTAATATGAATCCAACGATCAAACTCCAAGATAACTTGGTCATACTTAATATCGCTAGATACAATCTTTTTAATAATTTCTTCAGGTGTTCCAAAAGAGGGACAGACAAAATCTGCCGCCAATCCTTTTGTGTGTTGACTTGTCGGTTTACTTCCAAGTAATGAGTTAACCATAAGAGAACGATAACCACTATTAATAGTAATAGGTTTACCAAGTAGCTTTCTGACATCCTCTAACCCTTCTGCTAAAGATTTTAAATTACTAATAATTAAAGGACTAGATGGAATATTATCTATTCCATGTCTTGCTGCTATATCTGATGCTATTAACTCTTCAAGAGTAAAGTGTTCTGTTAGCTTCATTTCTTTTTAATATAGAATAAACTTCTTTCACCAAAGAGGTAAAAACCTACTGCTGAAGCAAAGTTATTAACTTCTTCACTAGGATGACCACTAACAATAGAATATACCCATGTAGAAAGCACAAGAAAGCCTATTAAAGGCCTCATTAATCTAACGATGGCTTCTACCCAAGGATAAGATGTATTACCTGCTCCTACATCATTCATTGTCTTAAAAAACTCAAGGTCAAGTTGTTTCATTTGAGTATATTGTTCTATAGTAGCTGGTTTAAATACGTCAGGTGCAATAAACTTACTAATAAGAGATTTACCTAAGTCCATAACCATAGGAGCAAAGGCTGTTAACATTGTAATTGGATCCATTATAGAGAAGTCCTTTTTTTAAATAACTTAGGATTATAAACTGCTGTTGCATTTATCTCAGGAAAATAAAGTTCAATACTTCCCATTCCATCTAAACTTGATACTCTCCAACAACCTTCATGGTTAGCATGATTAACTTCTGTTGCATATCCATAGTATTGAAAGTCTAAGTTTTTTATAGTACAAGGTTGAATAGTTAATACAATTTCACCTGATTCAGTTTTCATAGCCATTTCTTCTGTTTGAGCTTCAGCTGTGTGTACTAAAAATAATATAAGACTTATTACAACTATAGAAAATAGAATTTTCATTATCTAAATAACTGGGTCAGCAAGAATATAATAATAAAGCCAGCAGTGCCTAATAGGATCTGCTCTAGTCGCTTGAGTCGTGCATTGA